CCCGGCGTATTCCTTGGTGTTGCCAGGCACAGGCAGCCACTCACCAGGCATGATGAGCTCAGCAGGCACCAGGATGACGGTGCGGAGAGCTCCCTTGACCAGCATGACAGCGGGGCAGTCATCAGTGGGCTCAAAGGGCCCCTCGACATTGACCACACACAGGTCGGAGTAGCGGGAGGTGATGCCACCATTGGTGGTGTCACAGGGCCAGGAGCGTGAGAACTCATTCTCAGCCTGGCGGTAAACGGAGACTCGGAGTCCCATGGTGTCGGTTCCTTTCGGGGTGGTAGTGGCTGACGGGGAGAACACTAGCAGGGTGAGCGGGGATTGTCCCGTCACCCTGCCAGATTTCTCAGACGTTGGGGATGTCGATAACGACAGGGATGGGCTGATCGAATCGGGTGACGTTGCCCTCACCAAACTTGGCGACGGCCTCGTCAAAGGTGCAGCCATTGCTCAGGATGGGGTAGCCCTCATTCCATTCACCCACGTTTGACTGTGGGCCCAGGACGGTGCCGAATCCATCACGGTCATGGTGCCAGGTGACTTTCACTGCGGTTCCTTTCGTTGCGGTAGCTGTATGCATCGGTGACCACCCTACAGGATGCCCACAAGCTGTGCTCGTCACCCTTGTGTGACATGAGTCACAGGCTCAAAGAGCTCAGGAATCATGGGATGCATCGAGCACACAAGGAAAGCGAGCAGCGCTTGTGTACCCCTCTTTGGGCCCATTGGCCCTTGTGCCATAAGGGTTTCACCGGTTGTCCACACCCTGTGCAAATCCCCTCAGAGGCTCTGTAGCGGTCAGTCAAGGGTGACAGGGGCTCAGAGGGGGTAGCGGGGCTCACAGAGGCTTCCAGGGCCCTCTCAGGGCATTTGAGGAGGAGCCTGACAAGCCAAACGAGCTCAAGTTGTGACCCATGTCACAGACAAGTTGGGCTCACCCGACTTGTGTCTGATCACCAGGGGTGTATCGTGGTGGACGTGAAAACGCAACCCAAACCCCAACCCAAAGGAGGTGGTGACACCGATCTGTACCTGGTCATTATCGGCCTGGCCGATGAAGAGACGGGGAGATTCGTGGGCTACACCCACGGCTCCCCGCCTCTGACCTGGCAGGACGCTCAAGAGCTCCAGCGCCAGCGGGAGAACACCCGCATGAGCAACGCTCGCACCAAGTACACCACCCTCAACCGCAAGACCATCCTGGGCCACAACTACCAGGTGACGGCGTATGCCGTGCGGTCGATGAGTGACCCTCGTTTCGCTGGCCTCATTGGGCCCGGATTCGCTGACACCATCCACCGCAAGGGATTCCTCGCTGGCAAGCCTGACCGTGGCTCTGGCCGCATCAAGGCTGCCAAAGCCTGGGCCAAAAAGCACGGGTGGACCGGTGCGCTGGGCGGCTGGATCTATGCCCCCACCACCAAGCACAACCCTCGCCCCAAGCCTGTCTGTCAGGGGTGGGAGTCATTCGCCATTCGTTGCGCCCGCCTGGGCCACATCCTCCAGGGCGCTGATGGTCGCTGGTACCTGATGGACCGCACCATCGTCCCCTGAACATTTCCGCTCGCCTGCCTTGTGTACAGGGCAGGCGTCCGGTACAGTAAGAACCGCTACCAACCACACCAACAGAAACGGAGCACAGCCAGAAATGGCAAGAGTCACATACGTCAAAGCTGCACAGCAGCGCTACAAGATGGTGCCGGTCCTCGATGCCGATGGCAACCAGGTCATCACCGCAGTCACCCGCAAGAACGGGGACGCCAGGGTCACCAAGCGGGGCCGTGAGGTCACCCGCCGCCAGACCGTGGCTGACAAGAGCCAGCCCCTGCCCCCCGAGAAGTGCGGCAAGTGCGGCACCACCATCGAGGTGGGCATGCCCTACAAGCACATCAGCCCCAAGTCGGGCCCCTACGGCGGTCGCCGCATGGTGCGGTGCGCCTCCTGCCCCTCATGGCAGGTTTGGGAGTACAGCAGCAGCCTGTCGGCTCGCACCGCTGAAATCGCCCATGACTTCTGGAACGCTCTCGCTGAGTGCGACGACGAGGACAGCGTGCAGACCACGCTCAATGACGCCGCTGAGCGGGTGCGAGAGATCGCTGAGGAAAAGCGTGAGGGCGCATCCAACATCGAAGAGGGTTTCGGTCACAGCACCTACCAATCCGATGAGCTCAACGACATTGCCGATCAGCTTGACTCCTGGGCCGATGAAATCGAGGGTGCCACCATCCCCGAGTACCCCGAGGCTGAGGAGCAGGACTGCGAGGACTGCGAGGGCTCAGGCGAGGTCGAGAACGAGGATTGGGCTGAGCTCGACACTGAGCACGAGGAGCTCTTAATCAAGATCCGGGCCGTTGAAAAGCGGCTGGCAGAGCTCAAGGGTCAGCCCTTTGAGCCCAAGGTGGTCACCCACATCCCTGGCCTGGCTGACATCACCGATGTTCAGGAGGTCACCAAGATGCTGGCGGCTCTCAAAAAGCGAGAGGCTGAGGTCGAGGAGGCTCTGGCTGACATCGATGCCACCACCCCCTGCGACACCTGTGATGGCTCCGGGCGCATCGAGCCTGACGAGCCCACCGATGAGCAGATTGCTGACTGGAAGTCAGAGTGCGAGTCGGATCTCTCCATCGTGGATGAGTGCCCGGTATGAGCCAGCTAACCGTCACCGTGACCGATGAGGAATTGTCAGCCCTGCGTTGCTGGCACCGAGACGAGGAGGTGAGCCTGCGGGATCTGCGGCCAGTGCTCGACAAGCTGGCCCAGGTGGCTTACAACCACCGCACTCAGGACGAGCTCAACAAGGAGCGGTACCGAGGTGTGCTGTGGTACACCTGGCCCGAGGATCCTGAGGATCTCCCACCTGATGCTGACGGGCCCGGAGTGGCAGCAGACATCGAGCCTGCATTCTCCTGGCCTGGTGGCTGGTTCGTGACCGTCATGCCCCTGCATCAGACCAGGGAGTGGCAATGGAAGCTGTGGTGGGCCAACAGTCTGGATGGGGACGAGCACCTGACTGAGTCAGGCACCTCCCGTGACAAGCACATGGGCCAGTACGACGCATACCAGGCCATCCTCAAGGCAGAGGAGGAAGCAGAGCCATTCTGACGAGCTCAGGGTGAGCAGAACAATTTCTGCTCACCCTGACTTGTATTGTCTCACCCACCCTGTATAATGGGGTCAGTCAGTTACACCTACCACGAAAGGGGCGACATGCCCACCACCCGCAAGACCACCAAAATGCAGCCCACCAAGGCTCCCAAAGTCTCCAAGGCTCCCCGTGACGCTGCTCAGACCCTGACCAACGCCGTCATCATCGAGATTGAGGCGCAGCTTGCTGCGGCTGAGCGTGGCGACATGGTCATCATGCCCTGGAGCAAGCCTTGGAACAATGGCAGTGCCATGGTTGGCATGCCTCGCAGCCTCGCCACTGGCAAGTGGTACCGGGGCATCAACATCTTCGTGCTCTGGCTGACAGCCATGAGCAAGGGCTACACCTCCGACCTGTGGGCCACCTACAAGCAGATCGCTGAGCGTGGAGGCCAGGTCCGCAAGGGCGAGAAGAGCGTCGAGATTGTCTTCTGGACAATCTGGAAGACCACCGAAATGGTCAATGGCAAGCCGGTCGAGAAGAGGATCCCATTCCTCCGCATCTTCCATGTATTCAACATCGAGCAGGCTGACTGGCCTGAGGGCTCCCGCAAGCCAAAGACCGCTGAGCCCGTGGAGGCGACCGAGAACCCGGACCAGCCCATCGACCACGCCATGGAGCTCGTCGCTGACTACCTGGCTGACGGCCCCTCGCTTGACCACGATGGTGGCAACCGTGCCTTTTACACCCCCAAGACCGATGGTGTGCACATGCCTGAGTTTGAGGTCTTTGAGAGCGCTGAGCATTATTACAGCACCCTCTACCACGAGCTCACCCACAGCACCGGCCATGACAGCCGCCTCAAGAGGGACGGCATTGCCGATGGCACGTTCGGTCCCTTTGGCTCCGAAACGTATTCGCAGGAAGAGCTCGTGGCCGAAATGGGCGCAGCCATGATGTGTGCCATTGCTGGCATCAACCAGGCTGCCACCATGCCCGCCAGCGTCGCCTATATCAAGCACTGGCTCGGCAAGCTGCGTGAGGACAAGAACCTGCTGATCCGGGCTGCCAGCCAGGCGCAAAAAGCCGTCGACCGCATGATCGGCACCACGTTCGATCAGGTGGAGGAAGAGGACGAGAACAACGAGCAGGAGCTCGTGTCAGCATGACCGACCGCCAGATGATCCAAATCCTGACCGTGCACCACAAGCACGGTCAGGATGTATTCCTCTGTGACCCCACCACCGACCAGGCCAAGGAAATCCTCCTGTCCTGGGCCCAGGCGGATTGGGATGACCAGGTCAGCGGTGAGATACCTGCCGATGACGACGAGGTGATTCGTGTCTACTTCGATACCGTCGAGGAGGAGTGGGTGGAGGACAACTTCATCGAACTCCCCCATGGGTTCGGTCGACTGCCATGATCAAGTTTGACGAGGACATCCACTGCCGTGCCTGTGCTGGCCTGGGTGAGAACCCTCGCACCGAGGTCGACTGTCCCTACTGCGATGGCTCTGGCTACAAAGAGATCCAGGTGGGCAGTGGGCCCAGGTCAATCCTGACCCATGTCATCCTGCCTGGAGTGCTCTCAGCGCCCCCTGGAAAGCCGTATATGGCTCCCGTTATGACTGGCTGCCATAGGAGGCTATCTGGCCTGATGAGCGTCTCCTGGGTCAATCCAGAGTGGGCTGCGGGCCACATCGATTGCAATGCCTGTATCGGTTACATCCTCGATGAGATCCTGGCGAAATGACTGCGACCAAGGGCAGGCAGTGCCGGGGCAAGAAAGCGTATGCCACCAGGGGGGCGGCTCAGGCCGTCTCCTCCTGGCTCATCCGGCACATGGGCTCCCTACCGGCTCACGTCAGTGTCTACCGGTGCAAGCACTGCAAGCTGTACCACGTCGGGCATCGGCCCCGATACAAGATGAAGAAATAGCTCAGGGTGACACAACCTGAGTGAGCTCACCTGGTATACTGAGCTCCAACAGCAGCTACCTACCACGAAAGGCAACAACCACCGCAATGACCACCACATTCATCTACGTCGGCAAGGCTGACAGCCTGCAAGACCCTCCGACCCACCTCGCCAAAGAGGACGACGTGGCCTGGGGCGACCTGGGCAAGACCCTGTGCGGGCGCTCGCTGGAGTCCCTGTTCTTCGGGGACGAGACGCAGTCGGGGCTCGCAGCTACCTGCAAGACGTGCACTCGCATCGCCCGCAAGCTGAATTGGCCCGCTGCCCCCATGCCTGACCAGGTGCCTTACACCGTGCCTGACAGCCGGGGCAACCGGGTGCGAGTCGAGGGCTGCGACCGCTGCGTATGCGGTTGCAAGTATTGGGAGAACGACCGCTGCGTCGACTGTGGCGGCACCGACATCCGAGAGGGGGACTGACCATGTGGGTCATCACCGTGTACGGCTTTGAGTGCCGTGCTGGCACCCGCATCACCATTGGCTGTGAGGACATGGCTGAGTGCGTCAGTGTCGCCGCCGAAATACTCGGTTACACCACCCGAGTGACCTATAAGGACCGTCCCATCTGCCGCACCCCGGACGAGGAGGCTCGTGCTGACCGGCTGGTCGAGCTCGTGGCTCCCATGATCTTCGGGCCCCGCCAGGAAGCCGTGTACAACTGATGAAAGCCAACCTGATGCTCGCTAAGGACGATGAGGGTTGGGCCCACATCGTCAAGAACCCCGAGACAATCGACGGACGCCCCGTTCATTTCCATCACCTCTCCACCCTGTGTGGGCAGTACATCCCCGAAAGCTGGCAGCCCATCCAGATCGAGGGGGCCACCGCAGAAGAGGTGGTGGAGATTGGAGCCGACACCGGCTTCATCTGCGATGCCTGCACGAGCCTGTTCGGAGGCGACTCCGGTGCGGGCGGCGGGAAGAGCCACCAGCGATGAGCCAGTGTGAGCACTGTGGGCGGGACGAGCAGGAGGCCAGAGAAGAGCGGCACCGTGCCAACAACGAGGCTCTGATCCGTGAGCTCCTGGCCTGGATCGCACAGAAGAAAAATCCACAAGCTGACCGCACTCTGATTGTCTCATCTGATAGAGTGACACCAGTGATCAGCCCCGACAACGTACCGGCGAAGTAACCGGTCCTGGCTCAAGGGTCTGAGGTCTGTACCAGGCAGGGTTCCTGGTGACGGGCTGATCGCTATCAACAACAGCAACGACTACCACGAAAGGCAACAATGTCCAACAACCCACTCATTGAGAGGACGGCTACCGGCCAGCCTCTCACCCCCAACCACTACAACACCCCGTATCGGCTCCTGAATGGCTACGTCCAGAACGAGGAGCACCCCGACACATTCGCCATCCCCGATCAGGTCATCCTGCTGTACATCATCCGCCCTGGCGACTTCGTCAAGCTGTGCTTCATCCCTGAGGCGCAGGAGCCCGGTGAGGACGACTTCGGCGCTGAGCGCATGTGGGTCGAGGTGGTCAAGAACCGTGGCTACGGTGACTGGACCGGCACGCTCGCCAACACCCCGTTCAGTGACATCTATGGCATCCACGCCGGGGACGAGCTCATGTTCTCCTGGCTGAACGTCATCGACTACGAGCTCAACCCGGCACTCCCCACCATCGAGGAGCGCATCGCTGAGTTGGAGCAGCCCCGCAAGCGGGGGAGGCACGCCCGATGAGTCTGGATTACGTCTTCGGGCCCGTGGTGGCCGTCAGCGAGAGCATGATCAACACCAACCTGCAATTCTTCCGGGTGAAGAACAATCAGCCAGAATGGCCGGGGGAATACCCCTACGGTTGGGCATGGGACACCGATGACGGCCTGGGCTACCAGGGTGACGCCTCCGGTGGCGGCTATGCCACCGATCCCATGGAGGCCATCGATGACCTGTTGCGGGCGCTGCGAGAGGAGCTCACCGACCGAGTGGAGGAGTGGTACGAAACCCACCCCAAGGCTCAGGCAGCCCTCGACAAGCACCGTGCCGAAATGAGCAGACGATGAGCAACGCCAACATCGGCCCCGCTGAGGGCACCGCTAACCACCTGGCCTGGGAGCTCGACAGGGAGGCTGCGGACCTGATCCGTGACCTCCAGTCCATCATCCACACCGTGGAGTCCATTCAGGACGATGTCAAGGTGGGCAACTTCGCCTGGTGGGCGGCGCACAACCAGGGGATCATCCATTCCGCCACCCGCATCGACCGCCAGTTAAACCGCTGCGACGCCCTTAAAAAGGCCATCGGCATCGCTGAGGGCTACGTCACCATCGAGAAAGAGGCGGCGAGCAATGGCTGACTTCATCACCCCCCGCCACCTGGCTGAGCTCGCTACCCACATCGAGCAGAAGCAGTACGAGCCCGTGGAGATCCACCTGGCTACCAACGGGTTCCACGGTGGGGTCGACGCTGAGCTCACCGTCGAGGGCGAGTTCATTTGGGAAACCGTCAAGGTGGTGCTCAGGTGAGCAAGAAGCAGAAGCAGACCATGGCTCCAGAGGGCTCTGTAGAGCCCCAGGAGCCCGTGGAGCTCTACAAGGTGAGTGTCACCAAGTGGGAACACGGCAAGGGCCGTACAGAGGCCATGCCTGAGGGGCCCGTCCGAGACATCATCCTGGCGTCAGCCAGAACAGCGATGGACATCTTCCCCTCCCTCACCGAGGTCACCTACCGGGCCAAGGAAGCCGGTGGAGAGCAGATCACCGTGTATCGAAAGGAAGCACCGACCCCATGAGAGAAATGACCGGCGACGCCATCACCCTGCGGGATCTGCGTCGAGCTCACAGCAAGCTGAACGACGCCATCTACTGGATGGAGGTCGCTAGCGAGGACGCACAGGCTCTGCGGATCGCTCGCTCCATCATCGAGAACACGGTGGTGGAGATCAACGAGCAGTGCCTGCTCTGCAAGGACAGCTTCCCCCGCACATTTCCTGTCATCGCCGCTGGCGACCCCATACCGGGTGCGCTGATCTGTGGTGACTGCAACAAGCGGGTCACCGACGCCACCATGGTCGATGACCCTGACGACGAATCGCTGCGTGGCCTGGTGGGCTACGAGCGCTCGCTGTACCGCATGCGTCGCAGCGAGCTCGTCGCTGAGGGCCACAAATACGGTGTCGAGACTGAGCACCGTGGACAGCAAACCATCATCCGCAAAATCCTGGAGGCTCGCAACCTCCTCCTAACCGAAGAAGAAAGGCTGGAAACCGAATGACCGAAGAGAAAGAAACCGGCTACGAGATCAACCTCGTGGTGCAGCTTGAGGACGACGGCGATTGGGATCTCCTCGCTCACGCCGTGCACCCCTGGCGGGAGCAGCAAGTCGCCTCAGGCACCGACATGAACGGCGAGCGGGACATGCAGTTCCACATCGACACTGCCGAAGAGGCACCCATGTTCATCGCCAGGGTGCGCCACGCTCTTGATGACGCTGGCCTGAGCTCGCAGATCGTCAAGCTGGAGCTCGTGGACAAAGAGCGGCTGTGGGTCGACACCCTGGAGACGGCGCTCATCATCGATGTGCCTGAGCATCGAGGCCAGGTGTTGGTCCGCATCCCCGGCAGGCACTTCAAGCAGGAGGAGATCCAGATCGACTTCCGCCCCGATCCTGGGGCCGTCTGGACCCCGTCCGCATTCTTCCCCAACAACGTGACGGTGCGCTGGCATGGAGGGGATCTCTGATGCGGCTGGTCTGGAGCTATATCTGGCGCTGCCCATTCTGCGGCAACAGCCAGAACATCGAGGGCAAAGTGTGCACCAACCCCAAGTGCATGCGCCTGGAGAGCTCGCTGTCGCAGCGCACACCTATGGAAGTGATGGTGCGCTGATGACTGACACGCAACCGCTCTTCGCCAAGAGCCTGAAAGAGAACCGCCAGATCAAGCTGGTCTGCCCTGAGTGCGGCTGCAACCTGCGTGGTGGGCTGGAAGACAGCACTGAAATCTCCGGGGAGCGGGACGGCTCCAACTGGAGAGTGCAGATCCCGCTGGAGTGCGTGGATGATTCCTGTGAGGTGAAATGGTGGTGGCTGGTGGTGCGCTCGCCGGTCATCCCTCGCCAGGCCCGAGAGAACGACTTCACGGTGATGAAGATCGAGCGCCGGGACGACTTCGATCCGATACCAGGGAGTGACGGTGACTGACAAACAGAACCTGCTGGTGGTCGATTGGGATTTCTTCTTCCCCTCCAAAGAGGGCGACCCCGCCATCGATGAGACTGGCGAATGGATGCTGTGGGATTGGGGCCACTCCGAAACCATGTCATTCATGCTGGAGCACATCTGGATCGGGCGAGCCGCAGCCTTCAAGGCCAACGGCATCCCTCGCCCCGAAATGAACAGCGAGTGGATGGACTTTTGGGATCGCTTCAACATCCATGAGGAAGCCGTCCTGTACTTCGCTGACTCCAACAGCCAGGCTTACGACCCCACCGTGCAGAGCTCCTGGGCTGCCAAGACCGGCTCGGTGTGGCTGTACGACGCCCACCATGACTCTGGCTACAACAAGACCGTGCCCGAGATCTTTGAGCGGGGCACGGTCACCTGTGAGGACTGGATGGTGCCCTACCGCTACCAGCACCAGGCTGAGCTCCACGTCCGCTACCCACGCTGGAAGCATTGGGCGTTTGAGGTTGAGCCCGAAGCTGCCATCCCCGGCCTGGACCGTCAGTTCGATGACGGCGAGCCCAACCCGGTGGAGTTCCACACCATCTTCGTGTGCCGCTCCGGGGCCTGGGTGCCGCCCTGGTGCGACGAGGACTTCCATGACTTCGTGTACGCCGCCCCGGTGGGCGAGCTCTACGAAGTGGCCCCCTGCGACCAGCGAGAGTGGAGTGAGGAGCTCGTGGAGAAGCACGAGATCCAGATGCGCCAGCTTGAGGAGCTCCAGAAAAAATCTCCTGCTGAGCTACAAAAAATCTTGACACTTGATGAGACAGGCTCCCTTGAAGTAGGTGACGACGACGAAGGGAGGTGAACAATGAGCAAGGAATCACCGTTTTACGCAATACCGGGCGGCGTGGACATCGCTCGCTTCTTCGTGGAGGAGTGGTGCGCCAAGTTCGACGGCCAGGGCTGTGAGGGCATGCCGCTCTGGAGGGAGGGGCGTGCCTACAGCTACATGTGGCTGGAAGCCAAGGTCGACCATGACCTGGAGCAGTACTTCCTCCTCGACATCCGCACCGCCAAGGGTGAGGAGTCCTTCGATGAGACGAGGGACTACCTCTTCGTGGCCTGCGGCGTGGGCATCCATGGTGAAGTCGAGTGCGAGTGGCACAACAAGCCGGTGCCATTCGGGGCCGACTTCGACACCCACCTGGACCGGCTCAACGACGGGCTGAAATGGTTCGTCGGCCAGGTGGTGGAGTACACCGAACGCATCAGCGAGGCGGCTTCTCCTCAGTCCTAGCTATGAACGGCCACACCACACCGAATGGCTCAGCCGTCCAGGTGTGGCAGTGGCCGCAGTAGCCCTCCTCGATGTCATGCGGGTTGTGGCTGACCATGCCGCAACGAGGGCATTTAAAGGACTCGGTCACGGCTGTAAAGCCGGGTGGTCACCAGGCTGGTGCGGGAGCTCCTCGATGCGCTCGATGGTGTAGAGCGGGTAAGCCCGCTCCCGGTAGTCATCCAGCAAGAGGTAGGGCGAGCCGCCGTGCTGATCCTTGACGTGGGTCAGGACACCCTTGGCGGGCTGCCAGTCCACATTGAAGGTCAGCTTCACATAGTGACCGATCAGAGCCTCAGCGTCCTGCCTAGAGGGGTGGCCCATATTGGCCCGTGCTTCCTCTATGAAGGCCTTTTGGTACCTGGGTTCGGATCTGTTCTTAGCGGGGCTCCTGCGGCGATTTAGGGGGTTCTCAGAGGCAGCCACAAGGGAGGACGAGCCCTGACTTGTGGGCACCGGCTGACCCACATCTCCGTAAGCGTTACGGAGAGACGACTCGGTGACCTCCACCTCAGGGACGTAGGGCTCACCCCTCTTGCGCTCCACCAGGACCGCAGCCAGGTCAGCCATGGCGTCCCAAAACTGCTCGGACAGGTCGTTCTTCTCCAGGCTGTCCTCAGCCATCCAGGCCATGACGGCTCGATGGGCCGCATCCCGTAGAGGATCGATGCGGCGGGCATGGGAGTGCCGGTCCAGCTTCTCCTGGTAGGCGTCGCTCATGGTGAAAAGATCACATCCTCCTGGTAGTGGGCAGCCGCCTTCAAGCCCTGCACAAACTGCTGAGTGAAGAGCACCCACCGCATCATGTTCTGCTTCATCATGGGTGACACGAGCTCCTCCAGACGAGAGGCCAGGGCCGGGGCATGCTTCCACTGGATGATGCCACTCTGCTCGTGGTGCACCAGCACGATGATGAGGGGATCGTCAGGGGCCCCGTAAGGCCAGGCTCCATCCATGTCCTCGTCACTGTAGAGATCGAAGTCAAGGCGGGGGATCATGGGCCCGCCCTGGTTACGGAAGTCATGCACGCCGTAGCCCGCCGCCTGGGCCCACACACAGCGCAGGTCATCGAAGATGACCTCGTGGCCCGAGAAGCAGCCGTGGCTAACTTCCACTGCGCTCGTACTCAGCCCACTCGACGCCCGGTAGCTGTAGCTGGCCGATGGGAGCCTGGCCGTAGCGGCTCGACGTAGGGCCGTCCTGGCCCTGGTAGTGCGAGCGCCGCTGGGGATGGCCGTAGGGCCACTCACTGGCCCGAGACAGGGTCACGAACCGCATCTGAGCGATGATCAACCCCGGCACCAGGCGGATCGAGACGGGGCTGATATTGCTGATTTCAAGGGTGGCTGTGCCCTTAAAACCGGGGTCAAAGAAGCCTGCGGTGGCGTGCACCTGGAGGCCCAGGCGACCGATGCTGGACTTGCCGGTGAGCTCACCGGCCAGGTCAGCCGGGAAGCTGAACGTCTCCATCGAGGAGCCCAGGACAAACTCACCAGGCCGCAGATACCACTCGATGCCCTCGATGTCGACTTCCTGGGTGTACTCCACCAGGTTGGTGGGATCGAGATATTTCAGGTGAGGATCGAACACCCGGAGCCGAGGGCCCAACGACATCTCGTAGCTGGCCGGTTGGAGACGGTCGAGGTGCCAGGGATCGATGCCCAGGTGCAGGGAATGCCCGCTCTTGTGGTTGATACGCCGATTGAAGATGTCGACGCTCTCCAAGAGCCCGTTCATCCGCTCTGCCCTCCGCTCTGGCCGGTCACCAGGCCCAACGGGATGATGGACGGGATGCTGTGCACATTCGACGCCGGTATAGGGATCCAACCAGTGGCCGTCTGAATGTGGAACTGGCCCAACTGCCAGCCTCCGGGCATGTTGGGCACGATCTTGGCCGGATCACTTGCTAAGCCGTACATCTGCGTGTAGCTGATGCCCCGGATGATGTGACCATCCACAGTCTTGAGCTCTACCTGAATCATGATGTGCTCCCATCTGGCGTTACCACGAACGTGGTGGTGGCGGTCATGTCGATGCGGTTGGGCGTCGAGTCCCCGTCGATGGTCATGTAGGCCACCACGTCCATAGAGACGCCTGCGGTCACATAGGGCTGCACATCGCCATCCACAGTCATGCTAGTGTCAGCCTCCATGGACACACCCGGCATGGGATCGCTGGCGTTGATGATCATGGCTGTGTCCACCGTCATAAACACCTGAGAGCCAGGCATATCGACATGGGGCGGGGAGGGCTGGATCGATCCTGGGGGCAGGTAGGGCTGGCCCTGGCTCACGAAGCTGAACACCCAGGACCGGTCCCACACATCCCCTGGCCCCGGTGGCGGGCCCTCTCCGACCACGGCATAGGTGGTGATCAGGCTGATGGCGACCACGTTGCCGTCCTGGTCAAAGCTCTGCTTGGAGGGCTGGTAGAAGGTCATGGTCTGGCCCGGAACGTCGGCGCACTGCTGCACCACCTGTTCCTCGCCGTCGAGCGGCCCTCCCTCCAGGATCATCAAGACGCTCATGGGGCCAGGCTAGGGAGCCTGACGAGCTCAGATGAGCCACCGGGGAATTTTCCCCGGCAGGCCTTCTGGCGAGCTCCGACCTGTCAGGCTCAGCCCCATGATGCACATCGACTCAGACGTAACCGAAGCCAAGTATCTCGTTCAAAAGAGGGACGGCACCCCGGTAGACGATGCCGTGGTTATACGGCTCAAGGATCCGTTCGCAGCGACCGCTCTGCACACCTATTGCAGTGCCATCCTGACCGTGCTGGATCTCATGAAGGATGACATGACCGAGGAGGAATATCAGCGGATGCTGGACGTGGCCGACTACTTCCACCAACAAGCCGTTACCTCTTCCCAGATTAAGGGCAAGCGATTCCCCGATTAGATGGACACCAGGGCACTCAAGAGGTTCCAGGCCAAGGTTCGGAAGAACCTACAGACAGGCTGCTGGATCTGGATCGCAGGCAAGAACCAGGATGGTTACGGCTCTTTCTGGCTCAATGGGCCACAGAAGGCTCACAGAGTGTCTTACGAGCACTTCGTGAATCCGATCCCTGCTGACACAGAGATCGATCACTTATGCGGCAACCGGCTGTGTGTGAACCCTCAGCACCTGGAAGCTGTGACCCATCTGACCAACCTGTGGAGATCACCCACCTGGATGGGCAATCGCACCCACTGTCCCAAGGGTCACGAGCTAACCCCGGAGAACATCTTCCCGTGCGACCAAAAACGTGGCGTACGACGGTGCGCTCAATGTCACCGCATAGACCAGCGGGCGAGGAGAGAGAAGACACGGCAGTGAAGTGGCTCCGTTGGAGGTGGCGGCTGTGGCGAGCTCGGCATTACGCCTGGCGAGCCTGGGTCGACTTATGTGAGAACCGGGGCGGGCACGGTCAGTGGGAACGAGCCACTCACCGAGTCGAGCAGATTCGGCTAGAAGGGCCCTAAGACCCAAGTATGGCGAATAGGATCCCCAGGCAGAAGCCCACCAACACCACAACGGTGGCCCCGACCATAAAGAGAATCCAGATTGCGGCTCGGCTGGCGTTATCCCATCGTGCGTCGAACCGCATCCTCTGCCCGGTCTGGATCGACTCGACGCAATGTCTCCGCTCGTTCCGCCCCGAACAGTCTCGACAACACACCCGCCTGCGCCCGTCCCTCTACAGTGACCTTCAAGAAATCTCTGTTGTCTTGAATGTCTTTCACTGACTGCGTCATCCGCATCATCCGGTCGAGCTCAGCCGACAGGTTGGCGTCAGGGTAGCCACCCTGAAGCTGCTCTGACATGAAGCCGAAGGCCACTCTTTGCGCCTGCATCTCTAGGAGGCTGTGGAGAACACCTAGTAGTTGGTCACGGTTGCGGATCTCCACCGGGATCGAGTAGCGGCAGTCAGCCCCTGGCTCAAACAGCGGGCAGACCACGGCCAGCGAGCAGGAGTCACATTTCCGCAGGCCAGCGGTCGTCATGGTGGCGACCCGACTGGTCACCTCGACAGTGCCGGGACCGTCCGGGTTCTGGATGGTGCTGGTGACCGGGTGGAAGTCGAAGACGGGGATGGGGCGCACGTTTTCATGCAGGAGGGCCGGGGTGTGACCAACTACGTCGACCGGCACAGGTGCCGAATCGGGATCACGCTTGGTGGACCCATTAGTTAGTCCCGCCCCCTTCCTCGTCAGCCTGATGGGCTCCCGTCCTGCCATAGCTGCCTCCATCTGCCTCCAGGCCCACACCGTGTAGCGAGCGATCTCCCTGGAGTTGTCGTCAAGGATCTTCTCTGCATCGAACCCGGCCTGGATGAAGTGCTGCCGGTGCCGGGTGCGGACCCTTATCTTCTCATCACTTGGGTAGCGTCTTAAACGGTTCTGATCCCAAATAACCGTCTCTCCCCAGCGGGTGGGAGAGATCCAGCTAGAGCTCACGATGGTCCGGTAGAGCCCTCCAGGGGCGTCATAGGGATGGCTGAAGCTGAGCCCGTGCAGGTTTATTCTCGTGCGCCTTACCAGCCCACTCAGTACGTTCTGAGTGCGTTGCGAGATAGGAGGCACACCGAGGTTGGGGTGCGCCTCAACCATTGAGCGCAGCAGAGGCGCACCCCACTCTTCATGCCAGACAGGGACTACCTTATCCTGGCCGTCCCATATCTGACGTTGACGTAGTACCCATTCCAGACCCAAGTCCAAGGGGTCGTACTCGGTGAAGTAGGCCAGCCGATCCAGGTTGGCACGAATGAAGTCGAAGTAGGCCTCAAAGAATTCCTCATGCTGAGCAAGGGTCCACTCCTTCTTGGAGGTGCCTGCACTGCCCGAGATCAGGAAGATCTTCTGCTCGTCAGGGAAGTGGTCAGCCAGCAGCCACCGGCCCTGAGGCAGGCGGGGGCGTAGGTGGAGGAAGTTGACTGCTACATGAGGCACATGTTCCTCTGTCAGCAACTTCCTCCACGTTGGTACTTCTGCCCCAGCGAAATAGAGCTCCATCACACCCCTGTATCCAGGCCCATGCGACTAGCTGTACCGGCCTGGCCGATGTCCTCGTCTTCCTTCTCCGGGATCTCATCCCGTAACTTGGTGGAGTCGACGCTCTTTTCATAGGGCAGATCCGGCACCCCGGAAAACTGCTGGCTGCTCAAAACCTGATGGCTCATCGTGGTGCCCTCGTCATCCTGGTACCGAACAGATCCTCACCCTCCGACTGGAACCCCATGGCCCCATACCAGTGCACGAGCTCTGGCCTGGCTGTGTGCAGAGTCAGGCTGGTGTGAGCTCGGTCATGCTCCCGAATGAGGTGGTGCATAAAGCGAGTGCCGATGCCCTGGCCCCGGTAATCAGGGCTGACCGACAGGTTGCGAAGGTAGTAGTGGCCGGGTTGGAACTGGCTCACATGAGCCGTGACATGAGGCTCATGGAGCTCCCCAGTGCGGGGCGCATCGAATTGATGGCTGAGGACTTCCCGGCTCATTAGGCAGGCTTGTTAACCGGCGTCCCTGCCGTCACGGTGATGTCCTTCATCACACCAGCCACCACATCGATGGAGAGCGAGCCGATGTAGTCACCGGTCCCGTCGTTGTTGACATCATTGCTCACTGTCACGGCGGCTGACCCCACCGGGCCGACAGCTACAGCAGTGGCGTGGGAGACATCGTGAACGGTCAGGCTCACGATGGTTTCATCCGATGACTTCCACTGCGTGTTGCCGGTGATGTCGACAGGGTTGCCGTAGCTGTCTTCACCTGTGATGGAGAGCTCAGTCTGCTGGTCAGCAGTGAGTTGCATGGTGATGTCCTCTCTTCCTGTTGGAGGGTTTCCCGGTAATCCCGGTCCTGGTTGAGTCTGCTTGGTGGTGACGGGCCCAACGTGCCACTGCCACCTGAGCGGTGGTGGCTTGGGGATGAGCTCCTCGTGGATCCACTTGTCGTAGCCCCAAGGAGCCTCCAGACTCACTGCTGTCTCCGGGGCAACCGGTCACCGGTAGAGCGGGCCCAGGCTTCTCCTGACTCAGTGCGTTGGGCTGAGTGCCGGGGCTGAGAGACACCCCGTGTCTCCCCGGCAATGCGGCGTGCCTCACCCAGCATGGCCGTGGCAATGCCCTGGCGTTGGTGCTCCGGGTTGGTATATAGACCCAGGATCTCTCCGGTCTTGTGGTGCCAGGAGAACGAGGCAGCAGGAGCCTGAGCCGGGTCTGCGGAGCGGGGATCCCGTAGCCGTTCACCAGGATGCATCTGTGCGTACTCTGACCCCAGCTTCTCCCGAGGCCATACCTCGACGGTGTGGTACGGCTTGCCCCCCATCTCCCGGTGCGTCGAGCCGTGGAAGAGGAAGCCAAACTGCTCGGTGTTGAGAGCTCGACTACTCACGCATCCCGACCTCTCTGAGCACCCGAGGATTACGGGACCGATAACTGACATCCCACCCTTTAACCCCGGCTGTTTCGGGGTCTTTCTCGTGGCCCTCACCGGGGTGGACTTCATACACCGTGGGCGAGCCACCGTGCACCCTGGCAGCCCTCTCGGCATAGCTCTCAGCCTGATACTGACTGGTGGTGTAGTAGACCCTGTCAGGGTCATAGGTGGCATGGGGCGGATCGAAGCTACGAGCTCCTTCCTGGCCGGGGCCCCGGAGCTCCTGGCCCTCCTGAAAGCGAGCCGAGGTGCCGTGGTAGTAAGGGCCAAGCTGCTCCTGGTTCAGCGTGGCCTGGCTGGTCATCGAGGCAGCCGGTCTGCCACCGTGCGGTGGTGGCCCTCAGCTATCCACTGCTTGCCCCCATGATGGTACGTCTCTGGCTCGTAGCCAGGATCGATCTCCTCGTCCTCATCGAATTCCTCGTGCTGAGGCCGTTCAATGTCCCCTTGGGCATAGCGGAGCAACGTCGGTACATGAAGGTGAGCCTGGGATGTCCAGAGCTCCTCGTGCTCCGGGCGATACCCATAATTCCCATAGCCCTCTGCGGCCCCGGCGATATGCGGAGCATCGACAAGAGGGTGCTGGTAGGGCTCACCAGCTTGAGGATGAGGGCCCGTTTGGCGGATATTGGCCTGGGCGAAGATGTGCTTGGCGACCCGGCCCCGAACCACATCAGGAGCCTCCTCCCCACCTATGGAGGGATGCACCCCCAGCATCTGGCTGACATCGTTCCAAGCAGAGTGAAACTGCTCGGTGTTCATCGTCTCCCGGCTAGTCATGGCGTTTGGGGTAAGCCGTCATTTGCTTACGGATGGTGGAGGCCATCTCCCAATCACCGGTGTCCCGTAAATGCTCAGTCAGGTCAGGCTGTTGGTAGCGTTCTCCTTCCGGCGAGGGAAGTTGGTATGGCGACCGTTGCCCCCAGCCACTGTGTTCGGGGTGATGCTTGGCTGCCCAGGCGATCATGGGGTGGACGTACTTGCCCTCTTTCTGAGCCTGCTCCACCATCTCCCGGTGCGTCGACATGTAGCCCACCCGGCGAGGGGTGGCTATCGAGAGAGATCCGGCATGCTCGGTGGCGTTTTCATAGAGGTAGCCGGTCTGGCGTTGACCGGCTGCCGAGTGCCTCTCCACGTCCTCCAAGACCTTCTCTGGCCCCTGTACCGGGCCCGTAATCCGTAGCGGGAACAGACGGCCCACCATGCCGGGGTGAGCAGGCTTGGCCTTGATGTAGGAGCCCCTGGCCGGTTCAGCCTCTGTGGGCCCCTTGAGGCCCCGGCGACGAATGTTGGCCGTGAGACGTTGCATAGCTGAGGACTTGGTCCCGGCATGGAAGCCTTCGTCCCGGCCCCCTGGAGCTCCTCCTAGCTTGGAGCGAGGGCTGTCCCGCATGACCCGGCCATGCCACCAGGTGCGGGGATCGGCGGCGAATTGCTCCGGGGTCTGTTGGTGAGCCTCTGGCCGGGGCAGGGAGTGAGGATCGAAAAGCTGACCCTGGTGCTGTGACTCGTACCACTCGTCACCCTCCGGGCCGGTGTGGCCCAGCTTGGCCCGTGCTGCCGGGACAGCAGCCTGGGATCGGGGCATCTGCCAGTGCTTCATGACGGCCCTGTAGAGCCTCTCACGGTCCTCACCGGGCGGTTTGACACTTGGGGTGCCCAGGAGCTCTCTGTGACGAGCTAGAGCCTCCTGGGGCCCTCCTGTGAAGCCCTGGAACTGAGGACCGAAATCCTCCTCAAAATGCTCCTTGGGGAGTGCCTTGTATTTCGTCCAGGCCACTCATTCCTCCTCTTCCTCTTCCCCCAAGGCCTGCTGGCCGGTGTAAGCGGTACCGGACGGCATGGAGGACACCCTTGTGTAGTCACTGGAGAAGGAGGGCCGGAATATGTTAGAGGTCAGGTTCTGGATACCACGTACCCTGGTAGCCAACTCATCAGTATTCCCCTGGCGTAGCAGAGATTGCTCTGTATTGAACTGTTTATTGGACAGGGCTTCGGCACTCATATCTGTTCTGGCTCCATGTCACTCAGACGAGGGTCATTGGCTCGGAGCTCCTTTTGACGAACCACTTCCTCATCGATCTGTTCCCAGGGCTTGGGAAGACGTTTTTTATCCGGTCGATATTCAGCCCAGCGATAGCTGGGATTGGTGAAGAGCAGAGCCGGGATACCGAGTTCGGTAATCCGCAGGATGGTGTCGGGATCACCTGACACCACGAAGCCGACATCGGCCCCAGCACGTCGGAGCTCGGTAGCCTGCTCGGCTCGGAGCTCGGCATCAGAGAGGTCAGCCCATTCCGGCTTGCGGTACATCAGGCCGTCATAGAAGGCGGGGCTGACCATGCCGTTGATGCGGAGCCAGTGCTCGACAGAGGCGTCGTCGTAGCGGGTAGTTGCCAGGCTGACCTGGTAGCCGGTGCGGAGAGTGTGGGCCAGCTTGACCCCGTCAGGGATGGGATAGAACCCATGCAAGGTGCTGTAGTCCCCCAGCACCCCTTCCACCATGATCAAGGCCGTGCTCATTAGCTGTTGTACTGACTGGCTCTGGAGCCCCGGCTCTCTATGTTGAAGGCTCCATGCGGATACGGCTGCGTCTGACCGTATCTCTCCTCCCAGGAGCGGCGAAGCAAGCTGGGCCACTCACCAGGATGACGAGAGCCGAATAGGCCGTCATAGAACCCGGACCAGTTGGTAGCCCTGGGCGAGCGGGCGGCGTCACGCCAATCGGGGCTGCCGCCGCCCTGATTAGGACTCCCCTTCAGCCCATAGGCACCACCACCCCTCACTTGACTCTCCTGACCCAAATATGGCTGTCACCTCTCTCGATGGCCCCGGCCACCCGGTGATGCCCATCAGCGACGTAGTACCGGCCCCGATGGGGGTGCACCAGGGGCTCCGGGCCCGAGGCCGGTTTACTGGCAATGTCAGCCACCTTGGACTTGTCTAGGCCGTGCTGCGTAGCCACCAGCTTGTCCAAGCGCACCCTGGTGCGGGGCATGGCTCGGTTCGACTTAGCCTCAAACTGCTCCACGTTGAAAGGCACCGACACGCTCTGAGCTTAGGTGCCCCCTGGCAGCGGGCCCCGGCCACATAGGCTGGCCTCGATGCAGGCTCTGACCACCGGCTTCTGCTACCTCTGCAACGAGGAGATCGAGGACGTTGAGGCTCACTTTGCGGAGCGTCACATCGTCAGCGTGCCCAAGCCGAAGGTGCCCAAGCTGTCCTGGCAGCACCGTCTGGACCGGGTTATAACGGCCCTCACGGGCGTTAAAGAGAGCCAGAGCGTGGAGCAGGTAGATGAGGTGCTCAAGGAGCTCTACCTCATCCGGCAGAGACTGATGGAGTTGAAGAAGCAGAAAGGAAGCCAACATGGGCGTAGTTGACTGGCGTGCCTGGACTTCACAGAGCGGCGGCACCATGCCGACTGCCCCCAACCCTCCTGGCACCCCCCGGACGACGAATCAGATCTTCCCTGGCATCGGGCCCATCGGCGTCGGTGCCACCCCTGGCCCTCCGGGCTCCAGCGACCTCATCGACGGTGGGCAGTCCTTCCCGACCTATGCCAACGTGCCGACGACGGTGCGGCCCCAGGATCCCTTCACCCTGACCGTGGGTGGCCCCGGCACGGCCTACATCACCGACCCCCGGTACACCAACTCCTGGGCCTGGACGGCACAGATCGAGCGGAATCAAAAGATCATGCGACCGGTGGTAGCCGGTATCACTTCATAGAACCATTTTGGTTCTATAGAGTAAAACCATGGCCCGTGACTACGAGGCCGAGTTTCGGGCTCGGCAGGAGAGATCCCGTGGCCGGGGGTATCGGAGCTATGCCGAAGAACGGCAGGAGCGGTTCCGGCTCCAGCAACGGCGTCGGTCACTCGATAAAGCCACCCCGGAGCATCTTCGGTATTTGCAGCGACACCTGGAACCGGGCTATGTCCAGACCTCCGAGTTTGGCGAGGCCCCCGAGGTGGGAGCTCCCGAAGAGCTCCCTCACGGCCTTCAGGGTGCCTTCAGCCCTGGCATAGGCGACGATTGGGATTATTACTGGCCTACCCGCACCATTAACGACAACCGACCTCGTACTCTCCAGGCCCGGTACTCACAGAGTGCCCGGTGCCTGGAGATCATCTTTGCCAGGCCATCACGAGCCAACCCCGGTGGAACCTGGCATTACTCCCAGGTGCCTCCTCAGGTGTGGACCCGATTCAAGCGAGTCGAGTCTCCGGGGAGGTTCATTAACGGTATTTTGAACGGGTTCCCTTATGGACCCGGTGGTTGGGGAACGGGGCCGACTTGTGACCAAGGAGCCGACTACTAAAGAGAGCAAGCAGCAGTGCTTGGGTAAGGCACTGAAGCTACAGGCGGATGAATACCTCCAAGAGATAGACAAGGCTCTGGCTGAAAATACCATTCATGGAAATCCACCCCGACGCCTTAGAAGACCCGGAAGACGAGAACGAGTGGGTACTACCCAGCCTCCCGGATCCGACCTCAGTTCCTGACAACACCAAGTCCTGGCATGCCCTGTATTTTTGGCGAGGGCAGCCCCGGCTGGAGCAGATGCCGGTAGCTCTTGCCATTACAAGGGAAATCCTGCCTCCATGGCGTCGTGGCGTCGGTATCATGGTCCGACATCGTCAGCGAGCGTTTGCTGTCGGACTTTGGTTCCCCGGCGAAGAGCCACAGATCCTCAGCGGTGCTCCTGACGAGAAGGACTGGAAATCAGTCGTCACCAAGTCAGAGCTACTGGAGGAACATGACCAACGCATGGGACAAGATCACGGGCGGGCGGGATGAGCTAGGCAGGGCTGCCTGGATCCCGGTCTATGATGCCGGGGCCTGGCGACTCTTCCGTAACAGCCACACCATCTGGCCTGGGGTGGAAAATGTTGCAGACCCGGTCAGAGTCGAGAATCTGCGGCGGAACGTCACCAGCCTGATGGAGCATTACCCCGAAACCCTGCCCCAGCTAGAGAAGCTGGGTATACGGATCAAGTCCCTATTAAACCGACCCATCAGGAACCATAAGGACGTGGTGGCCTGGTCCGAGTCCATGTTCAATGTGGGCCCGAGTACCGGAGCTCCCATTCATGTCGAGGATGCTGCCGAATTGGCCTACGACGACTTCACCATCAAGGTGGCGAATGGGCGGCATCCTCAGTACGTCATCCCGGCAGCCCCGAGGGGCTCCGGTAATGCGGCCACCGTCGACTTCAACTCCCCTGGAGCCAAGACCCGGTTCGGGCCCCGGCATGACTACAGCAAGACAGCGTTCCAGGGCTCTCAGAAGCCCTCAGAAGCCCCCTCTGACCCGATAAGGACGACGAAGGAGCTCCCTGCCCCTCAGACCGGTAACGGGGCGGTACGGCCTCGTGGACGGCCTCGTAGAGACGGCCTGGTGCCAGGATCTCCCGAAGCCAAGGCGGCTGATGCCAAGAAGAAGGCCGAGGCTCGTGCAGCCAAGCGGGCCAACCAGGGGGCGACCATCACTGAGCTCCCGGTGAAGCAGCGGCGGCGACTGGTCCGGGTAGGCAAGAGCGTTGCCCAATCCTCTTAAGGAGTGGCGACGTAACCGGCGAGACACCGGCTTCTGGCAGAAGGCCAGAGACAGGTCAGCCTCCCTGAGGGAGGCTGAGGTAGTGGGGGAGGTTGACCTGGCTCTGATGAATGCGGGCCATGCCCTGACCAAGTACCGGCAGTTGACCGGTGACCGGGAGGCTCAGCTTGACCAGCTACGAGAAGTACGGCTCCACCTGGAGGCGAGCCTGGGCATGATGGAGAACGTCATCCCCGATTAGATCAGGATCAGGATGCCTCCCAAGACTCCGGTGGAGATGCCGATGGTGGCGACTCTCTCGTTGGTGACGTGATCGAGGCACAGGAAGCTGGCGATGAAGATGGCGACGACAGCAGCCACAGCCACGATGCGAAGAAACAAGCTGACAGGGGGTGAAATAGCCACACCCCAACGATTTGGGGCGGCAGGTTGAGTCATGGCTAGTTTCTACCCCAGGGATACCAGTACTACCCCGATCACCTCTTTCGTCTCACCAGTTTTCTAGGGGTGGGTGGTGCCTCAGGGGAGGGATTTGCATCCCACCAGGCTTTACGGAAGGCCTCCACTCCTCTGAGGTACGAGCGGTAGCTGGAGATGGTTTGGGCTGCCGGAAACCGGTGCCTGGCCTCCTTCTCCACGAGCTCCCACAGGCCCCGGAAGGCCCCGGCGTCGAGCTCGACGGTGTACGTCGGCTCCTTGGCGTCGAGCATCTTGGCTCCCATCCCGTTGGGGACGGGCGGGGGGCCCAAGTGCTTGGGAAACTCGTCCTCGTAGGTGTGGACTTCCCCTTGGATCTGTTGCGGTGTCGTAGCGAGCTCCTTTCCGTAGCTGTGACTCTACTCTAGCACACCTCGTCGGAGTCCACAAGTCAGGGTGTCACGAGGCTTCTCCAAAAATTTAGCTCACCCGACTTGTGTTGAGTCGAGCCTCGTGTATACTGACTGTTGCTATGAGCAACACACCACAGCCCGAACCCGAGAAGACTCCACGGCGTCAACCCGTCTTGGAGATCGACATCAAGGGTTACCGGCAAACACTGTCCAATAAAGGTAAGCCTCGCATCATGATTGAGGGGCTGAGTAACGCATTCGACGCAGACGCCGACACCGTCGAGGTCACCTTCACCCAGGAGAAAGGCTGGGCGAAGCTCACCGTAACCGACAACGATCCTGACGGCTTCGCTGATCTGCGTGACGCATACACTCTCTTCTCTGCCTCACGGCGGCGGGAGGATCCCACCAAGCGGGGTCGCTTCGGACAGGGCGAGAAAGAGCTCGTCGCACTCGCTGTCGACGGTGGCACCATCACCGTCACCTCCACCAGGGGGACGGTCACCTTTAACAAGGATGGCCGGGAAGAGCGGGACGACAAAACCGACAGCGGCACCGTGCTGACCTGCCGGATGAAGCTGAACAAGTTTGAGGCTGACGACTTCTCTGAGCTCGTGCGTCACCTCATCGTCCCCGAGGGTGTGTCCTTCAAGTTCAACGGTGAGTACATCGCCGCCAGACCACCGGAGCGCACCATCAACGAGACGCTCAACACCAAGATCGTGGACAAGGACGGCAACCTGACCGACTCTCGTCGGCAGACCGAAGTCCACTTCTATACGCCCCGGTCCAACGAGGTGCCATACATCTATGAGTTGGGCATCCCGGTGGTCGAGCATGACGGCAAGTTCCACGTCAATGTCATGCAAAAGGTGCCGTTGAACACGGCTCGTGACAACGTCACCCCGGCCTACCTCAAAAAGGTGCACCAGGTCATGTTCGATGCCACCTACGACCTGATGGACCGGGAGGATCACCTCAAGGGTTGGGTCAAGGACATCCTGGCCGTTGCCAGCCCGGAGGCGCTCGCCTATCACGTCGAGACGGTGCACGGTAAGGACGCCGTCATCTTCGATCCCTCCAACCCGGAGGCCAACAAGCGGGCCCTCGATGAGGGACGCCAACTGATCTACGGGAAGCAGTTCAAGAAGGACACCTGGGAGAAGATCAAGGAGAACAATATCCTCAAGCCTGCGGGCAAGGTTATTGAAACCTTTGTTCCCACCTCGCTCGATGGAGCTCCCTCCATTGAGGACGAGGACTGGACGCCAGGCATGCAGGCTCTGGCTTCCTACACCAGGGCTGTGGGCCAGCACCTCCTGGGGTTTGAGCCCACCGTCACCTTCTACAACCAGGTGTTGTCAGGGCCCCATGCCGAGGCCATGTGGGGCGACAGGGAGATCATCTTCAACCTGCGCCACCTGGGCAAGCGCTGGCCTGCCGAGGCTGAGGTGGAAGTCATCGACGCCCTCCTCATCCACGAGTTCGCTCACCACTACGAGAGCGATCACTTCACTGACAGCTACCTGCGGTGGACGTGCAAGTTGGGGGCCAAGCTGCGCTCCTGCCCCGTACAGATTGTGAGGGGGGCCTAGTGCCCCCCTACCACCCGGTAGATGCTCTGGATGCACAACTCGACCTCATTCGGTGGTACCAGTCCACCGAGGGGGTCGAGTACCTCCAGCGGCATGGTGGTGACCGGGACCAGGAGCTAGAGGACGACGCCTTTTGGGAGAGCCGTTTCCTGGGTCACAAGGGAGACTGGTTCGATGAGGGGCAGATGGACCGGGCTGGCTCCTGGTTGGACACAGCCGAGACGTATGCCATCACCCCGGACATGCAGGCACTGGTGATGGCGGCAGCCCGCACCGCACCCGAGGATCCGCTGCGGAGCTCCGACGTGCCGGTACCGAAAGGCTTCCTGTGGTTCGGGAAGCCTGGCATCCCGCTGCCGACCGACGCTGAGCCCCGCCATGCCATCTGGCCCTTCCGGCAGGACAATCGGAAGGGAGGGTGGGGCACCGGCCAGATGTTTTGGGTCGTTGCCCTGGCCTGGGAGACAGTGGGCACCGGCATCCAGTACCACGTCTATGTCGACCCCAAACCATTCGACAAATTCCTCAAGGATAATAACCGGCACAACCCCTTTACCGGGCTGACTCAGTTGTTCGATGTGCGGACCTGGGACTACGACATTGAGTGGTTCTTTGACCGGGAGGACTTTGAGGATCCCGAGGGCTACGAGGCCGAGGCACGGCACCGTGCCGCCCTGGAGGAGTACGCCGCCGTGCACGGGCTCACCATGGCCCAGGTGGTGGAGGGAGCCTGCGACGGGGCCGAGTTCTTCTACCGTCGTCTGCTGCTCACCTTCTTCCGGCTGACCTTCCAGCGGGTGACCGTGCCCCATCGTGAGTTCATGGGACGGGCGGCTAAGCGACGCACTGAGCGGTCCACCTATGCTGCCCCGGAGCCTGGCACCATCACCATCATCAAGCTGCGGCGTGAGTACCAGCAGCAGCATGAGGAGCACGTTCCTGGCACCGTCGACTGGAGCCACCGCTGGATGGTGTCAGGGCACTGGCGGAACCAGTGGTACCCAAGCCTGGGCAGGCACCAAGCCAAGTACATCCCTCCCTACGTCAAGGGGCCCGAGGACAAGCCGTTCGTACCCAAGGACAGGATCTGGAGCGTCGAACAATGACTGCTCATCCGACTTGTCCACAAGCAGAAGTGTGGTAAACTGGTGTCATGGCTACCACAGACCTAACCCCCTATCAAGACCTACTGACAGCGAGAGCCAATTACTGGTGCGGACTCACGGGACGGGAGGATCCTCCTCCCCCCTCGTACCGCATGGTGGACGGCAAGTCCAAGCTAGGCCGGTACATGGACGAATACGGGTGCCGAGCCAACATGCTTGGAGCTCAGATCGGCTGGCAGAAGAAGTACATCCCGATCCTCATCGGGGCTGGCGCAGGCCTGCTCTTCGGTGAGGTGGACTGGTTCGTCCTGATCTTCACCCTGCCCTTGCTGGCTACCTACTACTTCGCCATGCGCTGGCGCTACCGCCACCAGTACGTCATCTACTACGAGGTGCTGGACCGCATCGAGCAGACCGGCGAGCCGCAGTGGGTGCCTTACGACCGTTGGCGGCTCAGCAAGATCAAAGAGCATCCCGAAGCGTTGTGGCCCTAATGGCAGAGGTATACAGACCCATTGACGTGCTGGAGAAGCAGGTCGACATGGTGCGCTGGTGGCTGAGCTCGCAGTGGCGACACAACATCAGCCAGGGCTTCCAGGCCATGGCTGACCAGTACATCACCATGAAGAACGAGGACGGCTCGACGCCTCCGGTCGACATGTATATCGCAGAGCGACTCGACAATGCCGAGACGTTCTTCGTGCACTCCAACATCATCGACCGGCTGTGGCATTTCACCGACGTGTACGAGGCACATGACCACGAGGTCATCCTGCCCCAAGATCTGCCCTGCCCTCGTGGCTATATCTTCTTGGAGAAGCCCATCCATCTGCTCGATGCCCGAGGCAAGGTCACCTCAGTCAAGGTCATCCTGTGGTCAGAGGAGAAGCGGGGCGTGACGCTCTGCCAGTTCTCTGACGCCAAGGACGAGCTCGATGAGGTCAACCAGGAGGAGTGGAGCACCTTCGGCAAGGACAGGGTGGTCGCAGTCGGGGAGTTCCCGCTGCTGCACCTGATTTCCTGGACGTGGGGGCGAAAGATCACCAACCTCACCCCGGATGATTTCGGTGACCCCGAGAAGATGTATGAGTTCCACAGCCGGGTGACCCCGCTGGAGGTGTACCAGGAGAACATGGACAGCTACGCCTTGATGTCGAACCGATTCAACGGCTTCCTGGTGTCGCTGTGGGAGTTTGTACAGGAGCAGATCCCGTTCCGGCTCCGGGCTGACCGGCCCATGCTCAAGCGGCTCCAGCGGGCGCACAGCACCCTCTCAGAGGTCACCGTGATTGATCTGCGGACTGAGGATCGGCCCACGCAGCACACCGACCCTGACCACGTCCCGCAGACCATCATGTGGGCCAGCCGCTGGCGGGTGCGAGAGCACAAGCGTCGGTGGATCGACAAGAATGGAGACTACCGGGAGACAACAGTCTCCGCTCACGTCAAGGGCCCCGCCCATTTACCACTGATCGAAAAGGATCGGATCTTTAATGTCAAAAGATAAAGACGAGCCCGTCGAGTACGAGCGAGCTCGCCCCACCTACCTACGCCGTGACGATGGGACTCTCATGCCAGTCGGCACGTTCAAACCAGTCAACAGAAAGGAAACGAATGAAGTCGAAGATGATAAGTAAGGTCAAGCTAGGTGATAATCGAGAGGTCCGGGTCAGTCGGATCCAGACCGGCCTGTCTGAGGATCTCGTCCGGGTAGGAGTCAACCTCCTGCCCAACGGAGAGAACCTCAGTGGCTGCGTGTTCCCCGCCACCTACCTGGATGATGTCATCGCCGCCATGAAGAAGGCGGGCTGACATGGCCGAGGAACAGCTTGTGGAAATGCGGTGCCGATCCTGTGGGATGTTTATGGGGTACCGCAAGCGCATTGGTCGCTTCGTCTTTTGGTGCAGTGAGGACTGTGCCGACACACCCATGGCGAAGTGGCCCAACACCCAGGTGCGTGACGAGGTGGCGGTAGAGCTCTTCCTACAGGGCCATAACGTCATGGCTGTCGCCAGGGAGACAGAGACGGCCTATCAGATGGTGCAGCAGCTTGTGACCCGGCGTGGCGTCCCCTACCAGGTGATGCAGCACCAACGTCGGCTCGCTAATGATGAGCTCGTGGCCGTAGCTGCTCACGATGTCATGACTGGATAGCTCAGGACAGGATCGGGTAGAGTGAATCACAGCGGTGTGGTAGCCGTAGCTGACAGGAGGGCCCCCCTTTACGGCGGGGCCCTTCTTCAATGTGGGGCCCCTGAAAAATATGTGCGGTCCTGGCTTGACGTAGATAGCGCTGTAGACTACCCTGGTTGTCAGCAGGGCCCGCTCTCTCGCACAGCGAGCAGACCTGTGGCGTTCGATCCGAGAGGTAGAGCGTTGGGCCCGTGCCCTGGCACCCCTTTTTTCGGGGGGCCGGGCCCTTGCATAGGGGGCAGACTCCTCCGCTTAGAAGTCTCCCACAAGTAGGGCTCGCTGTCCAGTCAGGGTCAGATATTTCCCATCGGGCCGATGTTCACCCCACCGGTACCGGCAGGCTGGTTGGGCCCCATGGGAGCGGTGGCACCACCCAGGACGTGGCTCACCTCACTGCCAGCCACATGGCCTGCCACGGTGCGGCCAAAGGACGAGCCCAGGATTTTCCCCACCGGGTTGTCGTTGAAGTCTTTCAGCACCCCACCCAGGCGTCCGAGCCCAATACGGGATAGCAGACCCTCTGCTACAGGGGCTGCGGCTTCTTCTGCGATGGCTGCCATAGCCGAAGCCTAGTTGGGTGGTCAAGGCCTGGCCGAACCGGTGGGCAAGACTATGGGCATGGCTGACGAGCAAGAGCACCCACATCGCAGAGCATCAACCAAGGCCAAGGCTGAGGAAGAGGAGGTGACTGCTGAGGCGACCGACGAGGCCCAGGCCGAGGAGCAGCAGGCCGAGCTCCTCCCGGTGAATGCCATCAGCCCCTACGAGCTCCCGGCCAACACCGCTGCGGCTCAGCAGTACCTGGCGATGGGCGTCGTTGTGGACGAGTCCATAGAGCTCCCCGAGGAGCAGGTCGCCGCCGCCCAAAACGAGATCGCACTCTACGGGCACCCCAACGACCCCCGTATTAGCGGAGGCAGCCTGGTAGACAACCCGTTGTCACCCGAAGACCTGGCCGTCGTACCCGCACGGGAGATCGAGATGCCCGAGGTCGAGGAAAAGGGCTGGCACACCTGGGGTGACATGCAGGGCGGCGAGACGGCTGAGGAAGAGGTGGCCGAGGAAGCAAGCAAGGCCGAGAAGAAAGTGGAGGCCAAGGCATAATGGCTACCCCCTACAACCCCCTCGCCAACCCCTACATCATCAACCCCCGAGAGCTCCCGGCCAACCAAGCTGCCGCCAATGCCGTCCCGGCCTGGAACGTGGGCACGGCTAATCAGTGGTGCCAGTCACCGTTCTACCTGCCCAATTGGGCCGACTCCACCGCTGGCCCGCAGCCCCCGCCGTATGGGCCCCCGCCCGGTACTCAGGTACAAGGCCCCGGCCAGGCCAAGAGCCCGGTCGCCACGGCTTCGGTGCCAGCGCCCGATGTCCTCATCAATGACCGTGATGTCGCCTCTGTAGCAGCCCTGACCGCCGAGAAGACCAGGCTGACCAACGCCAACACAGCCAACAGCGCAGCCATCACAGCCATCAACGCCCTCACAGGTGGAGCTCCTGGCGTCGTCTCGGTCACCCCCAACACCGCTGTGCATGCCGTCGCCACCCCGGTCACCATCGAGGGTTCCGGCTTCACCGGGGCCACCACAGTCACCATCGGCGTGGCCTGCACCGCAGTGACCGTGGTCAACGACGGCCAGATCACCTGTACCACTGGTGCCACCACCGTGGCGGGCACCTTCAACGTGGTGGTCGTCACCCCCAACGGTACCGGTACCGGTACCGGCTTGATGACCTTCACCTAGTGGCTGTCCAGCGAGGTGTCCTCACCTCTCAGAACATCCCCATGTCAGGGCGGCGGATCCTGGTAGCTGACAGCCCGCCGCCTTGCTTCTTGGACCGGTGGTCAGGGGAGTGGATGTGCGGCCACGATCATGACCTCCCTGTGCCCCTCCAGGACGCCTACGAGCTCTCGCAGGGCTGGACTGCCCAGAGCTCGTTCTAGGGGCTCTCAGGGGGCTTCAAGGGGCTCTACGGCGACTGTGAAGGCCACAGGAGAGGTGAGGGTCACGTCTCCCACCGTGACGAGCACGTCATAGGTGCCAGGATCCAAGGCGTAGGGCACAGTGGCCGTCACCGTGGCGTCGTCCACCACGACCAAGTTCTGGCAGTCGGCCCCGATGTTCACGCTGGTGGTACCAGTCAGACCAAAGCCACTGATGGTCACATCCGTAGCGGTGTTGTAGACCCCGGTGGTGGGGTCTATGCCCGACACTCCAGAGGTCGGGGGCGGCTCCCAGTCGGGGTCATACGCAGCCGTAAAGCCCTGGCCGTTGGGCATGTACCACATCGAGGCCACCATGGGGAAGTTCTCGCCTACTGCGACCTGGATGTCCTCGTCAGAGATCTGTGACTGGTCAGGAGGATCACCCGCTGCGTCCGCTATTGCAGGAGTCCGAGCCACGATACGGATGTAGGCGTCCATCACATTCTCAGCGCCCCGCAGGGTGTCGTAGGCCACGTTCGACCAGTCAAGATGGTCGGGATCGTCCAGGTGCTCCTGGCACTCGATGTAAGCGCACACCCGCACCCGATCCTGAAAGGCTGCGTCCTGGGCCAGTTGGGCAATGCTGGCGTAGCTCATGAGCTCCCCTCCTGTCGGGCGGCGGCAGCCTGGCTGGCTTCCTGGGCCGAGCGAGCTACCTGCATCTGGAATGCCATGACAGCTTCGGCTGTCTTCATGGCCGTGAAGTCGGCCAGGATGTTGCTGAGGGCCGGGAAGATGTCCTTGGCGTTGGCCTCCCGGTGGGCCATGAAGCGCTCGCTGGGATCGATGACGGCCCGAGAGGAGCCGTCCAGGTCGACCACCACCATGAACAGAGTCAGGCACTCCTGGGGGGCTGGTTCGGAGCCGTTAACTGTCATACATGCCCTTTAACAGACGCTTTTTGGTGACCACTGCCGTCGCCACCGGACAGAAGTGGCAAAGGTACACCTCGCTGCCCTTCCAGCCCTCAGGAGTTAATCGGCGGTTGCTGTCACACCAGTCGATGCAGTCCGCACCTTGGGGTCTGCGATGCAGGTTGAAGCACCGCATGGCATCTTCCCGGTAGGTGTCCTTGGTGGCGTAAAACTCCGGGTGCATCCCGGTCCAGCGCTCGCCCAGCCCCTTCAAGATGTCGTCTCGGTGACCCTCCCAGAAGGTGTGCGAGCCCCGGATGCTGGAGTGACCCAGCTTCGACCCGTTCAAGCCCACCTTGACCTTCTCCCCACAGTGGCAGGGATCCTCTGAGGCCACTAGGAGGGCGGCGGCATCGGCTCGCATGTCCCCATGCTTCTGGACGTGGCGGCGCACCAGGCCATCGAGGATGGGGTCGCTGGCCTCAAGCTCCTTGGGGCCGTCGTACAGGGGGAACGTCTCGATGGTCTGGCATTCCCTGCACACCAGGAGGCGAGGCATCTAGCGGACGAACCTCCCGTCCGGGGTGCGCTTCTCCGGGGCCTCAAAGATGCCGTAGCCGTTGCCGTCCCCGGCATTGAGGTTCATCTTGTCGGCAATTTCCAGGAGCCGGTCAGGGTCGGGATAGTTGGACCGGTTCAGAATGAACCGCTTGTAGGTGCCGTCCACCATCCCTTCCAAGAGCTCAGAGTTCATGCTCCTGTCTCGCATAGCGGTCATGAAAGATCTCCCAGGTTCGGGGCTACCTTGACGGTGTCACCAGCTACGGACCCCCCAATGAAGTCGGCGGGCTGGTCGTTGTAATCCTTGGCAGCGTTGGGGGCTTCGTATTGTGAGGGATGAGTGCCCTGCTTCATGGCTGCTTGGCGGCGACCGATTTCCTGCCGCTTCTTCTCATGCAGCATGGCTCCCACCAGGGGGCCCCCGATATCCGCAGCAAAGTTGACCGCACCCAGGATGGTCTTCATACCCAGGGGCTTGGCCTGTTCAGTTAGCTGTCCCATGGGACCGATACCAGCAGCAACGTGGGACGGTCCTGTTTCCGCCGCTCTAAATGGCATGTCGCCTCCTACCACACATCGTTGACCCCAACATTACGGGCCGAGGCTTGCCAGCCAGCGACGCCCCCTGAGAGGGCATAGCGGGCATCGGGGAAGCTGCGGTCTACATCCAGCACCATCTCCATGCCAGGCTGCCGCTCCGGGTACGGGGTGTAGCCATAGCGGGGCGGGAAGGGCTCCAGATAGATGGGTGGACGCACCGTAGCCACGATCTCCTGGCCGGGGATCATGGCCGTCCTCAACGCCGCCGTTACCAGGAGCTCTTGGCTGGAGTAGTTCGGGCCGAGCTCAGCGTAGATGTCCCCGGAATTCTGGAGCCGCACCGGGCGGGGGCCGTCGATCACAGCGCACCAATCCTGGCTATCGAGCACTGACTCTCATAACCACCTCGCAAGGGCTGGCTGGCTACACTACAAGAGCATGTGAAATCGATCTGATCCCCTACAGCGCAGAATATAATACCGTTTACTTCTCCTACCGTAGCCACTGTGCCTATAGACTGATAACTGTTGGCAACCAGAATGTTCGCTCCATTAAGCCTAACAGCCGGGGTTACCGAGCCAGACCCTGTCATACCGATTGACACAGACGCCCTAATGGCATAGACACCGGCCAACGGAGCGGTATAAATACCCGTGGTGGTGTTATACATGCCCCCGATATTTGAGCCCTGCAACACCGAGTCGTAGATTATCTGGTACGTAGTGTTCGCTGTGGTAAAGGTGAAGGCAGCAGCACGCTGAACCCTGGCGAAGTAAGTACGGTCGTTAGGAGCCAGGTCAACGTAGTTCTTGGTTGCCAGATCCTGAGCGTTGACCGGGTCCGGTGCGCTGATGATGCGGGCGTAGTCTGCGAAAGTCATCAGCCTGTCCCCTCGTACTTGGCACTGAGGTAGGTGTGAATAGAACCTGTCAGTATCGGCAACGCCGGTTGAGTATTGCCGTTCATCGTCCAAGAGGGGTTCGTACCACTCACATACCAGGACTCGCTGATGGACACACTGGCGGCGTAGCTGGCGCTTCCTGACACAGCATTTTGAACAGAAACTTGTGTGGCGTTGTTCGACATGAGGTAGATGATGAAGTTCTGACCGGCTGCCGTAGGGTTGCACCGACAGTTGACGATGAACCGCCAATACCCAGAAATAGGCATGATGATCCCACCAGTGCCGCTGGCGGCAGGATCACTGAACAGGCCATAGACATCCCGAGTCACGCTGTCCATCGGAATGAGGATAGTACCGCTGGTCTGAAAGGTGTAGGCCGCATTACGAAAGACCCGGCAATACAGCACATCTCTGGCCCTGGCCCAGTTGCCGTTACTCACACCACTCTTGGCAACCCATATCTCTCCGGTCGGATCAGTGAACGACCACAGGCCGTTGTAGAGGGGGCCCGCAGTTGTGACTGGAGCGGGCAGAGGAACCGGGTCAGTGTAATTAATAAGTGTCATCAGCCTGTCCCTTGATACATGACCCATAAGGCACTGCGGGCATTGTCACCGACTGCCATCACCAAGCTGGCCGTGGTGTATTCAAACATCACTGAAACCGCCACACCCGCTGCCGCATAGCCTTCTGCGTTCGCCTGGACTCGCAACGGAAAGGCCGTGCCCGGTGTCTGCGAAACAGTAGACCGCACAGTAAACCCAGATCCACCCAGGTAATACCCAATGACCTGATTGACAGCAGTGGAACCCAACTCAATAACCGCACCCGCACGCCACAACCCAGCAATGGGCAGTGTGATGGTGGGAGCGGTGAACATGCCATAAACATCTCTCAGCGCCGTGTCGAATGGGCACGTCTGTCCGTTAGGGGTAGACGACAGGGTGTAGGCGGCTTGACGATAGACTCGACAGAACAACACATCTCTGGCCTTGCGCCACTGCCCTGAGTTCACGCCGTTCTTGGCGACCCACACCTCCCCGGTCGGATCGGTGTAGCTCTGGATAGTCGACCCTGATGTGAGCGGAGCCGGGGTTGGAACGAAGTCGGTGTAGTTGAGGAATGCCATCAGACCGCCCCCATCCCATCAAAGGCAACTTGAAGGTTAGTGAGAGTGTAGTTACCGTAATACTGGGCCGTGGCTATGGAACAGTTCACCCGTAGTTCAAGGTAATCACCAGCGTTCCATCTTGCGATACCTCCACCAGCCTGAGTGGTAGTCTGATTAGCCAGAAACCATGCGTCGCCAATACGCATAACCTCTGCACCGCTCCTGAAGACACTCGTAATCAGCCTGGCTCCAGTACTACTGACAGGAATAGTGAGAAGAGCACTGACCCGCCACCAGGCACCACTGAACGGTATGGTGATCTGATTACTGGCGCACATCCCGAACGGGTCATTCAAACTACCCGGTGGGTTCAAAGTGACCACGTTAGAAGTATTGGCCGGGGTGATGGTGGCGTTCGCAGAAGGCCAGGCGTAGCACTTAAGTACATCTCGGGCTCGACCCCAGTTGCCGTTGTTCACCCCGTTCTTGGCGACCCACATGTCACCCGTTGGGTCAAGGTAGGTCTGAATGGTCGTCCCCGACGTGACCGGGGCTGGAAGAGGAATTGGGTCAGCGTAGGTTGGGAAGCTCATCAGCCAGACCCCTCGTAGTAGAAACCGGCGTAGGTCAAGTTGGATCCCACACGGGTTGCGCTTGGAGCATTAGCCGTGTTGAACCAAAGCGCCAACTGATCATTGGCGGCGCAGTAGATGTAGTCGTTGGAGTAATACGACAAGATTCCGTTGACCGTAGTGGTTCGGATGTCGTTGGTCTGGCTGTAGCCCACACCGTTCTGCTGCAACACGATGGCAGCACCAACAGCCAACGACGCTGTGGAGTACTGCACACCTATCTGGCTCATGGCGTGATACCAGCCAGCAACCGGACAGGTGAAAATGCCCGAGGTAAGGTTGTAGAAGGTGTAGTCGTCCTTGGTCATCGAGTCAAAGACGAAGAGGGTGCTGGATGCGTTAGCCGTCCAGGTAGCATTCCGGTAGACCCGGCTGCGTATCACATCCCTGGCTCTGTACCAGTTCCCACCCTTGACGCCGTTCTTGGCAATCCAGACTTCCCCGGTCGGGTCTGTGTACGTCTGCACAGTCGAGCCACTGGTAACGACAGCAGGCAGGTTAGGAGTACGAGCATCCACATAAGCCTTGCTCGTCATGTCGCCAGGCTGGACCGCTGCCGGGGTACTCGGCCCGATCATCACCACAACATTCACGTTGTTGGGCATGCTCTGTGCCACGCTGATACGGATGTTGTTGGAGTCAACGATCTGTACCTGGGCCTCAACCAGTTGCGTGGTCACGGCGTCCCACAACTGCACGATGACCTGAGTGCTGTTGAGCCTGTGGTTCACCACATAAGGAGATCCAGCTTGCACCGCAGGTACAGTTTGGTAGTAGGTCAGGTAGTAAACGTTGGAGGCCGTGGGGCCCGGAGTACCGCCGCCCGAGCTCACCACCACCGTGACGTTGTTGGGCGGGGCCTGGGAGAAGAGGACAGCGACCTGGTTGTTGTTGACCGCCGCCACCTGGCCCTGGATCAGCAAGTGGGTGACCGAGTCCCAGAGTTGCACCAAGGGAGCAGTGGTATTGAGGTTGTGGCTCAAGGTGTAGGTGGTGTTGGCCGCAGGCGAGACGATGGACCCGGACCAGGGGCCCGTTGGTGCCGCTCCTGCTGGAGGCGAGCCGCCCGTGCTGATCACCACCGTCACATTGTTGGGTGGAGCCTGGGTGAAGCTGGCGTTGATGGAGTTGGCATTGACCACCGTGATCTGGCCCACAATTTGGGTGAGCGTCACGGCGTCGTACATCTGCACAATGGGGGTGTTAGTGCCCAGGTTGTGAGTCAGGGTGTAGTTGGTGAGTGCAGCCGGGGTGGTAATAGTTCCCGTCCAGGGACCAACCGGTGAAGCAACCGTAGAAGTCGAGATACCACCAACTACCACCGTGACGTTGTTGGCAGGCTGCGAAGAAAATGAAACCTGGATCTGATTGGCGTTGAGAACAGTGACCTGACCGAGGATCTGCGACAGGGTGACGGCATCCCACATCTGCACGAAGGGCGTGGTGGTGTTGAGGTTGTGGGTCAGCGTGTAAGGCGAGCCCGCCACCGTAGGAGAGGTGATGGTCCCCACCCAGGACGGTGCCCCACCTCCTCCTCCACCTCCACCGGCACTGGCGACCCAGTTGGTCCCGTCCGAGATGTAGAAGATCTTGCTGGTGGTGTTCCAGTAGGTGTCACCGGATGCCCCGACTGCGGGAGCGCTGGCGTAGGGGGCGGTATTAGTGATGCCGTAAGAGCGAGGCATTTTCTATCCCATCACCACCACTCGATATCCGGCTCCCAAGGTGGGGTTGTACAAGATGCTCACCGTATTTACTGAAGTCGCCTGCCAGTCCACCTGAATCATGGCATACGGGGTGTTACTGCTATGAACCATCACGATCACGTCCTGTGTATTGAGGTTGTGGGTGACCACTTCAGGGGAAGCAGTACCAGCCAGAGCGGCGGCATAGGAACGAACCGTGCCCCCAGGAGGTGCTGACCAGGTACCGTCCGCTCGCAGGAAGTTGGTGGTGCCGCCCGCCGAGGCCGGGACAGCACCGATGGCTGACCCGGCGAAGGTGGCGATGGAGATCGTCGGGTTACCTGCTACACCATCCGGGTTCGCCACCGAGATGGGCAGGGTGCCAGCGAAGGTGCGAGCCGCTCCGGTACCGGTGCCGGTGCGTGACCACAGACCGTTGGTGGCGTTGCTAGCCAGCGCTGTGAGGTCAGAGTCCAGAGGCTGATAGCCACCGGTCACGAAGGCCTGGGTGGCGATGACAGTGGTGTCGACGTTGATCGCCGCACCGACCGTGATGCCGGTGCCCGCCACCGCAGCGAAGACGTTGCCAGTCAGGCTCAAGCCGCTGCCAGCGGTATAAGTGCCGCCCCCGGAGAACTGCACGAAGGTCAGGTTGGTGCTGTTGATGGTGATGGGAGCGTTGGTGGTGCAGACCCAGGCTGTGTCTGCTTGGGTGGTGCCCTCCTGGATATAAGCCGCCATGTTCAGCACTTCAGCGGCAGCGTCAGCATCGGTGGAGCGGGCCCAGGCTCCTGCCGCCACCACATAGATACCGTTCTGACTGGCTGTGGTTTGGTTTTTGACCAGGATGCGGTCATTGGCGATCAGGGCCACACCATCCACGGTCATGGTGCCAGTCAGGGCAGCGATGTTGGCCGTCGAAGCCGCTCTGGCCGGGGCCTTCCAGGACAGACCAGCGATGGCATTATCGACGTAGTTCTTGGTGGCAGCCTGCTGAGCCGTAGTGGGGTCCAACACATTGTTGATGTTGAAGTTGCCCATGTTGATAGCAGCAGTCGCAGTAGCGAAGGCTGAGATCGGAATGGTCGAGTGGTCAGCCGCCAGGTGGGTGGGGTTGCCATGGGTATGGTCCGAACGAGGCAGCGAGGTTGCGGACCCAGCCGCAGAGCTCGTACCGAAGGCTGTCTCGGCTGTGGGTGCAGCGAAGACCGGCATGCCGTGCCGGTGGTCGTCCTTGGAGGGAAGCGTGCCTGCGCCGAGGGTGGCAACGTCACCAATGGCTGCCGTGGTGGGAGCATTACCGGTTAGCGAAGGAGAACCATGAGTGTGGTCAGAGCGAGCTACCGTCGCTGCTGAACCCACGTTGACGGCCAACCCGTAAGTCGTTTCGGCTGGGGGTGCGCTGCCCGAGAAGTTGGGCATGCCATGGAGGTGATCCTCACGGGCGTAGTTGACACTCGCACCAACAATGGGCGTACTGCCAATCGCTTCAGTGGTAACTGTGGACGCCGGGGTGAGCGACGAACCTGACATGGCCGAAATCCAGGCCGATCCGTTCCACCACTTAAGGATCTGATTAGCGGAGTCGTACCAAAGTTGCCCATTGAGAGGTGAGGAGGGAGCCGATCCCAGGTTCTGGACGACAGCGTTACGAAGCTCATTCTTCGACAGGTCAATAGCGCCGTAGAAGGTGGGCATGGTCGCTCCTAACTCAGGTATGCCGTGCCGCCCACGGCAGCCGAGAACGTCAGTTGCACAGTGGTTGCGTTGGGGTAGGTCAGATCACCGGGGTAGATCTCATGACCGGCTGAGTCCACCACTGTCACGTTGGGGTAGAAGGAGAGGCCGTGGGTGATCGTCCAGGTCGTCGCCGCCGTGGCCTGCGACCAGACGTAGCTCAGCGTCTGAGTACCACCGGTCCCAGGGGGCCCCTGAGGGCCCTGTGGGCCCGCTGGTCCCTGTGGGCCCTGGGGTCCAGGTGGTCCCGGTTCGCCGCCTCCACCGGACTGCTGGGGCATGTAGGTGGGATGCGTAGCGTCCCCACCCTGGAACATGCACCACACCTGGGTGCCTACGTCAGGGGGTGAGGGTGAGTCCGACAGGGGCCAGGCCCAGATACGGTTGGGGGTGGTCCCGAAAATCTGCGGGATGATCAACTGGACCCGGTTCATGTGCAGCGGGTCACTGTTACTGAAGACCCTGGCCGGGTAGACACCGGGGTAGGTGGTGGCGGCGCTAAGAGACATTGGACACGAAGTTGTTGGAGGCACGCCAGCGCCGGTTCACGAGCACGGTCTTGGGTGCATTGACTGCGGAGTAGGTGAGAGGATCGTTGAGGGAGTAGGCCGTGCCGGTGGTGGCTGCGGGCCGAGCTCCACTGTCGCCCTTACTGTCCCGGCCCAGGCACACGTCCATGGCGTAGCCCTCCGCAGTGATCTTGTGGTCGACCTCCTGGACCCACCACACCCCGTCATTGGTGGCGTCGATGCCCTTCAGGATGATGGGCACCCCCTGCTTGACCCAGGTCAGACCAACCAGGGTGGCCGTGGCCTGGTAAGCCCAGCGATGGGTCTGCGACATACCATCCACAATGGCCTGGGCGTGACCCTGGCTATCGGCCACCTGGTCTGAGATCTGCTCCCCGAAGAAGGGATACGTCGAGCTCGCCCCAAGCTGGCTGGTGAGCAGGTTGGAGCCGTCGTTGTAAGCAGTGACGATTTGGCCGGTGACCAGGTTGATGCCGTTGATGGAGCGCAGCGACTTGGTCTTAGGGAAGGACTCCCCCGTCAGTGCCTGGAACCGGGTGATGCCCTGCTGGGCAAAGGAGTTGGCTGTATTGCGGGTGTGGAAGACCGGCATGTTGACCCAGCGCTGGCGCAGGGCCGTCTCCACTGACACGAAGCGGAGCAGGGTCTTGTTGCAGGAGACGGTGTAGCCGGTCTGAGCAGCCATCTGATTTATGAACGACCAGGCCGACATGCCCGGTGAGGCCAGGTGAGGCCAGACGAAGTCACTGCTGTCCACCAGGAGAGCAAGCAGGTATTTCTTGGCTAGCTGGCTGACCACGAAGGAGGCCTGGGTGTTGTTAAAAGTGCCCACGAAGGGATCCTTCATGACATAGCTGGCCCCCAGGCAGACCACGTCGTTGTAAATCAGGGGCTGCTGGTGGGAGCGGTCGTATTTTGCCTCCACATGGTCGATGTAGCCGTAGAACCAGTCGAGATCCATGGGGTTCCAGCCGTAGACCAGCTTCACCGGGATACCCGGCTGGAGCTCCGGGGCCGAGGTCGGAGTATCTCTCAAGGTGATGATGGCGGTATCGTGCAAGCCCTCGCTCATGACGACATGCACCTCGCTGGTGGTCTTGGCCTTGTTGACCCCACCAGGATCGAAGGTGGCCGTGCCCAGAGCTCGTAGCGTGCCGCTCATGCCGCAGGGATCCTGATGATCGAGCCCGGTATGAGGTTCTCCGGGTAGAAAACCTCAGGGTTGATGCGGGCGATTTTCCACCAGTAGTCAGGCACGCCATAGAGCATGGAGGCGATGATGTCCCAGCGGTCCCCGGCCCTCACCGTGTAGTAAACGAAGGGCCCAGGGGATACCTGCGGAGGGGCGTAGACCGCAGTGACGTTCTTGCCGTCACTGTTGGTCACCGGCACCACAGCTTGCCCCATGTAACGGGAACCGACCAGGATCGCCACTAGATGCCCCCGTACTGTGTCCTCTGGACAGGGCTGCCATAGCCACTGTTGCCAGTCCTGCCAAGTCCAGTGGTGGCGTTGAAGCCACCGGTGGACTGCGGCATGAACACTGTCCCGGTCTGACCGGTGGCATCGATAAAGGGCTGCATGAGATCCTGACCCGAGAGTTGGGGCAGGTAGTACTTCATGATGCTGATGTCACAAGAGGCTTCGATGGGGATCATGTTGGCGTCGAAGCGGGTGTACTCATACTCGATGGAGCCGATCTGACCCTGGAACCGGTAGGAGTTGGGGCCCCCGAAGACCACCTGGACCGGCAGAGCCACCGGAGGGTTCTGACCAGCGCCGTAGTTACCCAGCCCCATGTCACCCCTGATGCTGCTGCCCTTCGACCACTCTGCGGTGGCGTCGTACATGCCCACCAAGCGCTCGATGGCCCGGATGTCCCAGCGACAGCCGATGTCAGAGGGGCCAGGGATGTTCCCCTGCCACACCTCATACATACGGTTGAAGATCAAGGTGAAGGTGACTGTCTGCAACGCCATCCAGAAGGAGCCCGAGGTCATGGCCGTAGGGTCGGTCTGAGTGGGAGCCGTGGCGTCAGTCTGGATGGAACAGGAAACATCGATGGTTTCCGGGTTCATCATGAAATAGACAGCGAAGGGTTTCCCACCCTTGCGGGAGACATAGGAGTTCGGATCATTGACCTGGGCATCAGCGGTCTTCAGCACCTTGAGCTCTACCATGCCGCCTCGCACCAGCGGTGACCCTGGCAGTACGGTGGGGTTCACCCTGGCCGTAGCGCCCTTTGGGAGATAACCCAGGTTGCTACCCGTTAGTATTTGCGACTGGAAATAGGCCGAGAAGGGGAGGTTGTTTCGGGGATCGGTGAGATCCGCCAGCAGGTTCTGGCGAGCCTGGTCTGAATCAGGAGCATTGGTGGCTCCAATGGTGGGCCCATTCTGCTGACCGGTGCCCTTACCACTATTTGCACCTCCACCCCCGCCACCGACCTTTGCCGATCCTGAGCTACCACCCCCTGTTACTCGCTTGATTCCACGCAGAGGCTCAGCAGCATCGCCAGTGGTGTCGATGTCTGCATCCATCCGAACCGGTTTGCCTTGTGATGGGGCCTCCACCATCTGCCCCCCACCTATGCCCCCGGTATACATCTTGACGTGCTGCTGGTTAGGGTCAGCACCGGGTCTGTAATACAGGAACATGTCCCCCACTTCCAGCTTGGAAGTGTCAACGGAACCGGGGGCATACTGGATCCCTTGGGGGCCCTGAGCTCCCTGGAGGCCGTCATACACCACCGTGGTGACGTTCTGATCGTCCCAGATAGCTGCCACATTGTGAGGGATCGTGATGTTGGCACCCTGACTGTAAGCAAAGACCATCAGCCCGGAACAGTCGAAAGTATCTGGGCCCGACGAGCCCCAGCCATACATCTTTCCCACTTGCTTGACCGCAACCGCAGCAGCGGCATCACCAGGCTTGGTCGAGGGAGAGATGCCGTAAGAAGCCTGATTGGCAGCTATTGCCTGCTGCTGTTGTTTCGCCTGACCGGGGTCATCGGGGATGATTCGGGTAACTGGTGGCATCAGGTGCTCCTCACCGCTTTAAGAAGTGACGGCTTGGAAATAGCCCCCACAAATTGTTTCGCCATGTTGTCAAAGTCGGTCTGCTTCGCATCAGGAGGAACCTGCAAGACAATGGATCCAGGCTTGAAATGCAGGACGACGTTGAAGTTCCCGCCACCCTGAGCTCCAGCCCGGTTGTAGGGCGAGGCCGAGTAGTTGTCGGCTGCCGGGACCACAGCCTCACCCTTGTGTAGCAAGGCCAACATATTCCGGTCTACAAGTTGAGTGCCTCGTGCGAATGAGCCCGTACCCCAGGTTCGCAGACCCGCCTCCTGGCCGGTCATGCCTTTACCCGACATCAGAGCAGCGACGATGTCCGAGTAAAAACCATTATTAAGGGTGGTGACGGTAGCCTGGAAGCCTTGCTGCCAAGAGGTGTAGGCCTGGACCCCGTGACCACCACCCAAGTTGTTCATCGAGGTTGAACCCGGCTCATCTTGAGTGGTGTTCAACGGGTTGTAATACGCCGTGTTGTGCCAGTGGCCTCCCTCTTTGTTCTCCCACTTAACCAGGGACGCCACGTTGGCATCGGTAACCGGCGCACCCAACGACTTGAGCAACTGCTTGGCCCAGGAGGTTTGGTCGTACTGTCCACCCGCTGGAGCAGGGGTACCACTCCCACCACCCCCGGTACCGGAGCCGGTGCCAGAGCCCCCGCCTGAAGAATCTCCTGTACTTCCTGAGCCTCCTCCAGTGGACTGTGACTTGTTGTGCAGGAAGGCGGCTGTCAAATCAACGGGAGAAGCATTGTTCATGAAATAGTTCCAGGCATATGGACTACCTGGAGCAGTCATGGCGCTCATGGTTTGCGCCGCTGCCGGGGTACCGCCGAAGAAGGAACTCAGGATGCCACCCAGCCCGCCGCCCCCACCGAACAGAGCAGGAGCTATTAAGCCACCCATCGAGGAGAGCGCTCCCCCGATAGCACCGAAGATCCCGCCGCCTCCACCATGACCGGTTTTCCCAGGGGCCCCGCCTGCGGTAAGAGCGGTGAGCACGGCATGCTGAGGAGGCTTGGAGAGCAGTACCTCTAACGCACTGCCCTTGGGAGGCTTGGCCGAG